CAAAGACTTAGAGTCTTTGATGTCAGATATGTTGGAGAAAGGTGTGGACTTTGCTACGTTTGACTCAGGTAACAAGATGTCGCTTCCTGTAGAAAGTATTGATTTCTACACTCAAGAAGGACAAGGGGCAGAGGAACGTCAAGTAATTAACAAGATTCCAGAAGCAAACATTGTTAACTTCCCGATGCAGGGACTTAGAAGACAGCAGTACATTGCTCCTAAGTTCAAGAACGAAGCTACGCTTTCTACTCAGTTAGTTAAGTTAATCTTTTCTAACTTCTATGTAGACGGTAAGTTCTCTTCTCAGTATGCAGTTGTGCCTGGCTTAGAAGATAAAATAAACAATCTACAAGCAGCCTTTATCAATAACCTACAAGTAATTGTAGAAACTGAAAAAGCAAAGATCTACTCAGCTATTGGAGCCACTCTTGAAGGTGACGCAGTTACGTCTATTGATGTACAGAAGTTTGCAGACTGGGTACATAAAGAGTTCGACAAGAAAGATGTGCCACAATCTGTATACAACTATTTACAAGTAGAGAACAATAGATTTAAATTCTCATTAGACGTTGCTCCTCAGCGTGCATTGTTTGAGAGCATACTATCTTCAGCTTTAAGTAAGAGAGTAATCAGACCAAAGATGTTTGGTGAGGCGCTTATCCAGGTTTCTTCTTTAGGATATAACAACCTTAATACTCGCTACACTAAACCTAGTAAGTCACAAGTTGCTAAATACGGTAACAGTGGACTAAGAGACTACGGTAGGATTGTAAATGGCAAACATCAACCTGCCGAAGTCAAGGTAGGGTTCAACCCTAAAAAGCACGCACCTTTACTTAAACTTCAGTATAAAGGTGAGGAAATTTTAACTGTAAACAGATTAAATCAAGCCTTGTTAGATGATGAGTGGGTACAGCAGAACTCTGACAGACTTACTATTGTAGGTGTTCGTATTCCTGTACAGGGTCTTAACTCTATGGAACACTTCCGCGTGAAGGAGTTTCTTCCAGAGGTAGTAGGTCCTGTCATGATTGTTCCGCCATCACTTGTAACTAAATCAGGATCTGACTTTGACATAGATAAATTATTTATGTTCGAGCCACAGTTGGATGACGATGCTAATCTTATTAGAAGAAAGTCTACTTTTATTGATAATCCTAAAGCGGTTTACGATTTTGTTAAGTTAAAGAAACAGACTATCAGTGAATTGTCTGAATTAAATAGCCTCTTAGAAAACAAAAGACAGCAGTTTATTTTAACTAATACAGCAGAGTCTTCAGAGTCTAAAACTTATGAGGGTCTTATTGCAAGTAACGGGGCGATTATCCGTCCTCTAAAGAATAGCAACAAAGAACTTAACGAACAAAAAGAAGGTGAGTTATTTGAAAAGATTGCTCTCCAGGCTACCTCACTAGAAACTTTCTTGGAGACACAAAAAGGTGATCCTGAGATTACTGCGTTACTTAAAAAGATTAAGAGTGCTAAAAATCTCTTACTTCAGCTTAAAGATTACTCTCCCGCAAGTATTAAATCAGGTGCTTCAAATGATTTGATTAGCAACATAAGTGAAGTTCTTTCTGAGCCAGCAGTAATGCCCGCGTTCTTGACTCCTAACGATTCTCCTATTCTAAGAGGATTAGCAGAAGAGTACAGAGATAAGTACCGATCTAAAGAAGATAAGATTACATCTACTTCTATTTTCTCGCCTAGAACTTCTATTAAGATATTCAGAGAGAACGCTACTGGTAAGAAAGCCCTTGGTATTGATGCAAAGACAAATGCCTTGCATAAGCTGTTCCAACAGGTAGGATTGAAGTATACCGCATCTTTATCTAATCTTTATTTCTTAAAGTCCAATAAAGATAACGAGGGTAACATTATCCTAGGAGGTCTTTACGATGCAAACGGTGAGCACTTAATCTCAGATATTATTAACGAGTTTATTAACGGACACGTAGACATCGAGAAAGAAGAGTGGATTAACTACTTTAACGCAGACAAGAATAGAACCAGCGTAATCCTACAAATGGTTCTTAGTGGAACTCCTATTAGGGATGCAGTGTTAATTGCTAACCAACCTATTGTTCAGCACTTCTTAAAGAACAGTAAGATAAGTCAGACTTCCGAACTTCTTTCAGCTAAAAGAGCAAACGTTATGTCTTACTTAGAAGCTGGACTTCGTAAGTTAAACTTAAATAAGTTTATTGTAAGAAATGAATTAGGGATTCCTCAAATCGGTCCTACTATTGCTAACATGTTGCAGGATGATTTATTTGCCAAACATCTAAACAATCTATCTGAAGCAAACTATAGACCATCAGTTGAAAACAGTCGAGCAGCATACAACGATATGCTGGACAGTAACTCGTCTGACATTGCTGCGCAGTTAGTGTTCTTGAGCCAATACTATGTAGCTTCCGAGATGAATCAAAACTTACTTGACCTAACAAGTATTGTTGACTTTAACACAGCAAGTTATAGAAACATCAACGACTTCTATCAGTTAGATAACTTGAAAGAGGTAGCTGAGAACTTTAACCAGGAAGCTGTAGATAAGATTTTAAACAATAGTGTACTATCTCCGTTCAATATAAGTAACCAAGCAATTTCTATAAGTGAGCAAATCTTTGATGTAATGGCTAGTAGAGAGTATCAGGCCATACTCAATAACTTTATAGAAGACAATGGTAAATTCTGGACAGGAGATCAGCGTGTTTCTGAAGTAAACAACTTAAACAATGCCGTGGTACATGCTCTTATTCAGAAATACTCTGAACTCGACGGCCAAGATTTCTACAGTAAGTACGGACCTAAGTCTACATTCTTGACTAAAGGCGCTACTGGAAACTTATTTAGTGAGTACATTGCTTTGTTTACTAAAGGTTCTCAGATTGCAGATGCAAATCTTAAGAACTTTATGCGTAAAAATTTATTCTTAAGGAACTTCCGTAAGAAAGACGTAGAAGGAACTAAGAAATTTTACATAGCTACTCTTACTAACGAGAAGGATGTAGTCTATACCAATGCGATGCAACAGGCTTTCTCTGACGGATTGAACTATGATAAGTCAACTCCAGAGATAAACGCTAGGGTTCGTAAGTTCTTTGATGATGTGGCCAATGCTACAATCGTAGGACAAGGTTTCTCTATTAAGTTTAGAAGTATACACCCTTATCTTCCCGTTGAAGCATTAGAGAGTGCCGCTCGTGCCTCTTTTGAGTTACGTAGGGTAAAAGATCTATTGTTCAGTAAAGAAGCAAAGGCACAGAGAAAAGAAGGCAACGAAGAATTAAAAGAGTCTATGATTAAACTTCTTGAGTTTATTCAATCGGTTCAGAAGATTTATGCTCGTAATGCTTACTCGCCACGTAAGAAGTCACTTAATACCTGGAAGTTTTTTCCTGACTACGTTAACTTAGCAGTAGATAAAGGTATTCGTATCTCTTCTAGTTTGAAGAATGGTCTAGGACTAGCTCTTTCTTTAGCTTCAGAAAAACATCCTGTTACCTTTAGAGGTAAAGAATTTAAAACAGCAGAAGAAGTATTTAAATCTTTTGCTGGTGTTTTTACAATTGCTGAGGATAATAATGCCCAACTAGGACAAGTAACACTTCTTAGACAAATTCTTGGAGAACGTTTCAAGCAAAATTTATCTTTGTTTGCTGAGGTTTATAAGAAAGGCGGCTCAGAGTTTCTGCGTAAATCTACTTATTTCCAAGGAGCAGAGTTTTTAAGAAGCACACCTACTTCAATGGGTGGATACATAGAAGCTATCTCTAACGCATATGACGATGTGTACGATGAGATGTTTGCTGCTATGTTAGAGGCTGAAGAGCAAGGACAAACTTTAACAACTGAAGAAACTAGTGCAGATGAGACTACTACCTTAAAGGAAGATAGAAGCCCATTCTCTGAAGGAGACGGTGTTGACTTTGATAACTTAGGAGAGTTTACAGCTAAAGGAGTTAACCTTAACTCAACTAAACCTAAAGCTAAGTCAACTGGTCCTAAGCCTCCTAAATCTATAGAAGGTGAAGAAGTTTCTCCTACCCCTCCTACTTTAAACACAGAGGAAGTTCCTGCAGTAGAAATTCCTGTTGGACAACAAAGAGTTCTTATAACTTATCCCGAAGTAACAACTGAAAATTTACAGAGATTATATCCAGAATTAAGTGAAAAACAAATTAACGTAGTTGAAAACAACTTAAGACAGGTATTTAAAGGGAAATTTCCTGATGTAGATTTTGAATCTAAATGCTAAGTCTTGAATTATATTTGTATAACTAGAAAACAATGCCTAAATTTTGTATAATTGATTTTAACAACCCTATGACTGGTAGAAGACACCCGTCTTTGATTGGCTATATGCTAAACAAACAGGGTGTTAGTGTAGATACTGTTACTGAATTACTTGACTCTGCTTACTCAATAATAACTTCAGATGGCACTAAACACTGGGGTTCTAACACTAGGGCGACTAGTGATTTCTTAGAGCCACGTATCGGTGATTTCATAGACAACTTCGAGATGCAAGTTGCTCCTGCTGTTCTTGACGAGATTGAAAACGTACAAAGGTTCTATGATTCTAAAAATCTAAACATAGGTTCAGACTTAAATTTAATTCAAGTTAAGGATATTGTTAAAGACGCACAAGATTACGGCATATCTTTAGAGGTAGAAACTATTAATCCTGAGGACAAACCTTCAGATAGAATTTACAGAGTATTTCCTACAGAAATATCAGAGAAAAGTAACGACGCAACCAATACTTTTATCTACAATCAGTTAGAAAACTACTACGAGCAGGTAGGCATGCCTAATGCTTTAAGTCAAGTAGGAACTTATGTAGACGTAGTGAATCCTTCAGTAGTAAATATGCTGAAGAATATTGTAAATGATCCTAGCACTTCTCAGTTTGAGAAAGACATTCTAAACTCAATGCTGGCTGTTCTTCCACAGTTTCCAGAAATCTCTGTAAACTTTACAAAGGACTTGATGACTTCTGAGTTTAATCCTGAGAATATCGTTCCTGCCCGCTACGACTCTAAGACAAATACCATTACGTTTTATGTAGGACCTCTTTCTGATATAGATGCTCCCCAATTTAGGCAACTATTTCTGCACGAACTTACACATGCTCTTTTCTCCTCTACGTTAAAGAATCCCCAGACACAGGCTGAAAAAGTATTTGCTTCTGAAATAAAAAGAATCTACGACTACTATAAGAGTAAATATCCTAATGCAGCTTATGTAGGTCAATTCTACGGACTAACCAATGAGCATGAGTTCTTGTCTGAGTTTTTTAGTAACCCAGAGTTCCGTGCTATTTTAGAACAAGAAGCACCTCCTGTCTATGGTTCTGTGTTTCAATCCGTTTTGAATTTCTTTAAGAAAATCTTTGGCGGTTTCTTAGCAAATACCAATCGTACAGATGTTGACTATCTCAACAAACTTTCAGCCCACTTATTCAATAACATTCTTAACACAGGCATCAACACTACTGAAGTCTACACTTCTGAAGATGCCTTTAACTACGAAGTTACAGATAAAGTTTACGATGACTTTTTAAAGAGTATGAGCTTACCTGGTCAACAGTCACTTGACCAGTTCTATGCAGCTTTAGATAGTCTTTTAAATAATCCTAAGCTTAATTGGGACTCTATCTACAAACACGCTAATGCTACAGGTATTCAAACCCAACGATTAAACATATCGCAGGAAGCATTAGAGAACCTTGAAGTAAACGCTATTATCAGAAGCGATCTCAAAACCTCTTTTAAAGGAGTAATGACTCACTTGACTGAGACCCATAGCTTCTTAAAAAACTTAACCACCAGTATTAAAGACTTAGAAAAAGACCAAGCCTTACCCGAGCATGAGTTATTTTCTAGAGCATACCACGCTAAACTTATTGGACAACAGTATTTAGATTACATTGCAGACTTCAAAAGCTTAATGGATAATCCTAGTAGTACAAGTCCTATGGGTAGAACTATTCTTAACATTGAAGCAGTTGCTCGTGAATTGACTTTAGGGTTCGACAATATAGCTGCCCCAGCAATTGCTTCTAAGTTTGCAGAATATTTTTGGCCTCAGACTGAGCAGTTAAAGAAAGAAATTAACGCAGAGATTGAAAGGCTTACAAAGATTAAAGAAACAGCAGAGCGTGCTGGCAATACCAAAAAGGCTACAGCAACTCAAAAACTATTAAACGCTGAGGTCGATAGACTTAAAAATCTAGCCACTAAAGAGAATCTAACACAAGCCCTTAAAGGTGTCCTTATTAATGGAGACTTAGGATCTAATACTCTAGGATCTAAGTTAGGTGCATTTATAGAATCAGCCGCCTTGAGTGGTAACTTGGTTACTGGTACTTTGGCTGGATTTGTAGATGACCTTTACTCAAAGTCAGGAGAAGAAGCATTAGTTCTTGAGAGAACTATGAAAGACCTTGCTACTAGACTTCAGAATCACTTACAAGCACAGGGAAAGGTTGCTGTTACATCTTTAAACTTTGCTGATGTATTTGGTAAATACGTTAGAAAAGTTACAGTTAAGGAAATAAAAAACGTAGGCGGAGTTTTAGAATTATCTGAACGTCAAACTTATGTGTTCCAGACTGAGATGGATGAGGTTGGATACTTGAATCGACATGCAGAACTTAAGTACGAAATTACTAAGCTAGATAACAAGCCTAACAAAGATGAGGCAGACATGCTAGAATTAGAACGTCGCATAGATGAGCTAGCTGCATTTGAAGACGAGCATTTAGAAAGTCTATATACTGATGAGTATCATCGTATACAAGGACTTCTTTCTGAACCTGCCCGTAAGGCACGTCAGAATATTATTGATGAGATGCGTAAGATACAAATTAACGCAACTCAAGGAGACCAGACAGACGAAGATCTAGATCGCTTAGAAGACTTAAAGATTCAGTTAGATGAATTAGAAAATCCTTTTGGTAAGACTCCTGAGCAACAAGAGATTGCTTACAACATACAGGAGTGGAAACAGGCTAGGCAAAATGCTGAGTTGTACACTTACAGAATAACAGATGAGAATCGTGCTATCTTCAATGATTTCTTTGACAGTAAAAAAGCAAAGGTTACTGAATACAAATTAGCATTAGCTAACTTACTAGGTATACCTGACCCGCAGACATTCCCTGACCTAGACACAGAAATATCTCAGAGACTACAAACTACCAGTTCAGATAGAATTGAACTTGCTAAAACGCAATTAAAAATAGCTGAGAATGATTTACAAAAATTTAAAAGAAACAACGTAGTAAAGAAGATTAAGCCAGAGTTCTATGAACAGCGTAACTTTATCCTAGAAGGGATAGAGAACATCCACTCTAAGTATAGAACTGATATGGACAGTAAAGAAGCCATAGGTGACTTATATCGTGAACTATTTACTCTTTTAAAGGCATATAAAAATAGAGACGGTGAGTACGAAGGTTCTAAAGTTCCTACAGAGTTGGTTGAATACTTGACTGAAGATGGGGAACTTATTAGAGTTAGTGTCTCTACTCGTGTAAAAGACATCGAGAATAGAATTGACGCTATTCGTGACGAGATGACCCGTGGTGTTCGTATGTCTAAAGAAGACAAGGACAACTTGATAGCTTTGTTTAACCAGCTTGGAGAAATCCAGGAAAGAACTAGCACCGAAGACTATAAAAGAATAGTTAAAATTGAGCAGGCAAAGGCACGTACAGCTGCTATTGCTGAGTTAGGAGACAAGGCTGCTAACATGACTAATGCTCAGATAAACAGAAAGATTCTTCAAACTTACTACAAGTCTGAGTGGTACAAACAAAACCACAGAGACTTCAAAGCGACTGGAGAAGGCAATCCTTTATTTCATTGGAGAGTTACCCTACCTACTAATCCTGCATTTATCTCTGAGGAAGAACCTTCTTTCCGTTGGACTACCATCGAAGTAAATGATACAGTAGATCCCAACACAGGACAACCACTTTACATCAACAAGGCTGTAAGAAACTTTAGATACAGTAAGCGAGTTCCTTTGAAGCGTACAAGTAGTTTTAGAAACAACGATTACTCCAAGTTAGATGCTACTGAACGCCAAATTATTGGGGAAGTAGTTGCTCAATTAGGACAACTTGAAGACGGCTTGCCTGTAAAACTTAAGTTAGGAACTGAACTCCCTGCTTACATGAAGACTGGACTTGAAAGTCTTAATGGAAGAGTAGGTAATCTTAAAGACCAAATCAGAGGAGTTGCTTCTAACTTATGGGATAGAGCTACAGGTAAAGATCAGGAAGACCCTACAGATAACGTAAGTCTACTAGATAAACTAAGTGGAAACAAATCTGAACTTAATAAGTACAGCGATAGAATCCATTTAAAGTATGTGAGTCCTATTGAGCCAGAAAAGATGAGCATTAACTTCTTTGAGTCAATCACTCAATATGGAGCAGATGCTTTACGATTCAAAAACTTGTATTCAAATATGGCTTACATTTTTGGTACAAGAGACTTAGTCAATAAGAATCTAGGCGGAACTACTACGGCCAACGTAGTTAACAACTTAATTGAACGTAAAATCAACGGTAAATCCCGCGTATCTCTTACAGGAAACCCTATCTTAAATGCTATAGGATACGTAAGTGATAAAGCTATTGTAGGACTAACCGCTAAAGCAACTCTTTCTGTCAACTTACCTTCAGCTGTTAAGAACTTCTTGGCAGGTAGTTACAACATATACACCCAAGCAGGTCGTTTCGGATTAAACCGAAAAGACATTGCAGTAGGTAAAGGAGTTGCAGCAACTCACCTAAAAGATTTTTACAGAGCAAGTATAGAAGACGGTGTATCAACTCCTTATATTCAGAAGGTAAGATACTTTAACATTATGCCAGACGATCACTTGAATGAAGTCGGCAAGAATATGTACCGCACTAGTCTAGATAAGACCGATAACTACAACTTATTTAAGATGTACGGCTTTACTAGACAGGCTTTAGAATTTGAGATGCGTGTTGCTGTAGCTGAGGCTTTGTCTAAGCAGCACTTAATCGAGCTAAACAACGGACAGTTTGTGCCTATAATGGACGCATACGAAACCAATAGTGGACTACTAGTTCCCCGTGCAGACATCAAAGATTTAGCAGGATTCTCTAACCAGGAAAGTTACTTTAAAGGTAGATTAAACTTAATCAACAGTTTGATTCACGGTGCTTATGGTGCTATGGACAAGGCTGAATATCAACGTTACGCTATTGGTCGTTTCATAATGATGATGCGTAACTGGTTTGGTTATCAGTGGTTGAGTAGATTTGGTTCACGCAGAATGTCCATCAGAGCAGGTATGGAATTTGAAGGTATGTACAGAACTATGTGGAACGTAGTAGGGTACAAAGGCAAATTCTGGCAGCTCATGAGTTACTCTGCTACTTCAGACCTTTTAAGTAATAATGAGAAAGAAAACCTTAAAGGTGTTCTTCTTGATACTATGGGTATGTCGGTGATTATGGGTCTTAGTTATCTTGTCAGTCAAGCTGTTTACTCAGATGACGATGATGATGTAGATAATGCAATGGCTTATTTAGCATTGTACAACCTTCTTTACTTAGAGGACGAATTAAATACTCTCCACCCTATCTTTGGTCCAGCGGCTATTGGTTATGCGCGTATCGAGAATAAGGTAAGCGGGGACAACTTTGCTACTTATTACTTTAAGAAATACTTCACAGAACCTTTCCGCGTAACTCAAGACATTACCAGAGCAATGATAGAGTATTCTCCGATGGGAGATTTGGGAATGTTCGATGAGTATGTACCTTTAAGTAAAAACGGTAAGGTAATGAATCCTAATCGTTATAAGCCAGATCCTTTCTTACAAGGTATGCCTGACGTATTAGCTCGTACTCTTAAACTATTTGCGTTAGATAAATCAGTAAACTACGTAACAGGAAACCAAGAGTTTATGTACCGTAAGTACGACTACTTAAATCCTAAGTACTTTACTGAGTCTTACGAAAAAGAATTAAGACAGGCTAAAAGAGGACAGCGTTCTAACAAACTTGAGATAAAAGCAATCAAAGAAGAGATTAACATTATTGAAGATCCAGATACAAAGGCCCTTCTTTATGAAAAAATTGACCGTCTTGAGAAAGAAATAGAAGCAGATAAAGAAAGACAAGAAATCCTACAACAGAATTACTCGGATTATCAAGCTGCTGATAGAAAGTAAATCTATTGTTTTTATTTTATTTTAAATTATATTTGTATAAGCGAGTCGTAAGACTGGTTTATTAACTTAAACGTATACAATTATGGCATGGGACATTTCTCAAAAATTAGACGAGCAATCTAGAAGACTAAGACAGATTGCCGCAAGTACTGGTCTTACAGCAGGAGCTGGAGGCTTTGTACGTTACTCAACAGGAGCAGTTAACGACACCGTATTTACTGCAGTTATTCCTCAAGAAGACACAGTGTTTACTTCATTTAAAGTAAACGGAGTAGAGCAACTTACTCTTCGTGGTATGTCAGGAGTAACTTTCAAACAAGGTGCATACCTTTCAGGTGGTGGAATTATTACAGGATTTGCTATCTCTAGCGGTAGCATAATTGCGTATAAATAATGTATCCTAGAATAGGAATAGGAATACCTACGTTTAGAAGTACAGGGGGAGGGGCTCCTCCTGCACCATCTTTATTATTGGATGATTACCCCGATGCCGCTGCTGCTTATTCACTACGTCAATTAAGAACAGCTTATACAGGCCCTGCTATTACACTTAAAGTTTTAGATGGAGGTGCTAATCCAGAACATCAGATTTTTTTTGATGGTAGCGGAGAATTAGACACAACCCAAATACAACAACTATGTGGACCTTTTGCAGGCGTAGTAGCACAGTGGTATGATCAGTCTGGAAACAATAGACATGCTTCTCAGACTAATATTCTTTCTATGCCTAAAATCTACCAAGTAGTTGAAGGTAGTGGGAGTGTTATAAATGTTAATTCTAAACCTGCAATTCAATTTACTAATACAAATGCTAATTGTTTAAATATTTCATCTAATTTTTGGACGTATACGGGGGATTCTACTGTTTTTCACACAAGCATAAATAGAAATAGTAGTTTAAATCAATTTGGTAGTGTAATATCTTATTTTGAAAATCCTTTTACATCATTAGGGTTACAATGGCAACAATTCCCCAATTCCACAACACAGGCTTGTACTGACTTTTATGCTCCTGGTGGTATGTCAACAAGTGGCACACAAAGCGTAAATACTCAATATCTTGCAACATTTCAATGGCAAAATTGGTCGACACATAAAACAAACGGCAATACAATAATTGCAATTAATGGTTTAAATCAATCTCTAACTGCTTATGGAAGCAATCCATCTTCTTGGGCAAATAATGGAGTTACTAAAATAGGTAGATTTAATAATACTACAACCCATGATGCAAATTTTTTAGGCGATATTCAAGAAATAGTAATATATACAAGTGCTTTATCAGGTGCAAATATGGATGGCGCAGAATCTAACATAAACACATACTATGGCATCTATTAACGGCTACAAATTTCAAACAGAAACCGAAGCAATTGCAGCGCAGACAGCCTGCGATGAGTACTATAATATAGTCCCCAAGGAAGGAAACATTGCTCAACATTGGACAGGATATAACTACTCAGAATTAGATAACTTTTATTATATTATCACACATCCCAGTTTAATTCCCGTATTAGGAGAACCAATAGAATTTGATTTAACATTACCTGAAATGAACTAAAATGAAAAGTACTACAGTATTATATACAGCTACTATGTTCTCTGCTTTCTTAGGCACTTACTTCTTTAATTTAGGAGCCGATAATGCAGAACAATACTTAGCGGTAGTTGCTGTAGTTTTCATTGATGGATTCTTTGGAGTGTGGGCAGGAACTAAACTCGAAGGTTTTAAGACAAATAAAGCCCTTAGCGTACTTAAAACCTTAATGGTTTGGGTATTTATGCTTACAGGTATTTTAATGATTGAGAAAGGCTTTGAAGGTACTTTCTGGCTGAGTGAAACAGTCTGCGCACCTTTTATCCTATTCCAACTTATCAGTGCATTAAAGAACGCAGCTAGGGCAGGACTTATAAAAAATGAATTACTCCAGATAATTCTAAGTAAAATAGACCAACACAAAGTAAATGAATAAACTGACCACAGCCGTAATCGGCATACTACTGTTAGTAGTGAGCTATTTGTTATGGGAACGATATATGTTTCCTGTAAGCCACGACGAAGAAAAATTTATGGCTTATCTAGATTCTATGAATAAACGTAATGAACTTATGTTTAAAAAACTAGATTCTTTAAGCACAGTTAAACACGACCAGTACAGACTCTATGAACAAATCAATCTTAAATATGATACGATTCAAATTGCTATTGATACTATGCCTGACATTGATGGCACAAAACTCTTACTCACAATCTCTAGACAGCTTACCGCTAAAGGAGTTGAATAATGAATTTCTCAAAGGTATCAAAGCCAGAGAAAGAGTAGTTGTTCTAAAAGAAATCATCAGAGTAGACAGTCTTCAGTTAGGTATTTATAAAGACTCTATAGTTCCTAACTATGAGAGTGTAATTAAGAAATCTAAAGAAGAGGTGACTAAGCTGAATCGTGATTTAGCGATAAAAGAATCTGAACTTAAGATTTACCGTTACGGATTTATAGGCATGACCATTCTGGCCGTACTAGGATTTATATTTTAATGAAAAACTTTATCTTACCTTTATTCCTGTTAGTAATTGCACCGTTGAGTGCACAAAGGGATAGTATTTTAATCAAAACTCCAATCTACTCTTGTGTATACTCAGAGGTACTTCAACAACCTAAAAGAGTATGGTACACAGTACAATGCCCTACTGGAAGTTATCCACGAAAGGGAATGGACTTCTATATAGTAGACAGTATTAAAACTTCTGACCACAAAGACTACGAGAATAACGTATGGGACAAAGGACACTGCGCACCAGCAGCGGACTTTAATTGTACCAGAGAAACTCTTTGGCAGACATTTTCTTACTTAAACTGTATTCTCCAACACGAGAAACTTAATAGAGGTGCTTGGAGATTACTAGAGGCTTATGAAAGGGAGTTAGCTAAACAAGGTAAAGTAGAAGTAGAGATAAGAGTAATTTACGGACCAAAGGCTACTAAGTTGCCTACTGGTGCAACTATTCCAACTGCTTTCTACAAGACAATTAAGTTTGGAAACAAAAAAGAGGTGTACTATTTCCTAAATGAAGCACCTAAAACAACTGATTTCAAGCAGTTCAAAGTTCTATAAGTTGTTTTATTGCAAATTATTTTTTAGTTTGCATAAACTATTATGAGAATTACCCATGACTATTCATGAATTAGAACTTGAAATCAATCAATTTTTCTTAGATTCTGAAAAAGAAGTTGATGAACAAGGTAACAGACAGAAGGGC